GAGAGCTAGACGGTTTGAACTCGTTGAGACATACAAGAAAGAGATAGAACCTTACCTAGTCATCATGGATTCTGTTGGTACATCTGTTGAAGAGGTAGATGAGTATGCTAAACTAAACAAACCAGACATTATGTTTTGTGATCAGCTAGATAAGTTTCGTATCAAAGGCGAATACAATCGTGGAGATGAAAGACTGAAAGAAACATATGTAACTGCAAGAGAGATAGCTAAACGTAATACGTGTCTTGTATGGGCAGTAAGCCAAGCCAGTTACGATGCACACGACAGACAGTTTATAGATTATGCTATGCTTGACAACTCTAAGACTGGTAAAGCAGGTGAAGCTGATATCATTATAGGTATAGGTAAGACTGGCTCAAGCGAGATAGATAACGTTGTTCGACACATCTGTATATCAAAGAATAAGATCAATGGGTGGCATGGTATGATCAATGCACAGATAGATATAGCAAGAGGAGTTTATTATTAACGATCAATTTAACAAAATATTAATTACAGCAATTGTCAGTCTTTATCTGTACGGCTTTATTTTAGTTGTGATAGAGTTGTGGGGTATGTTATGAGTGATAAAGATTTAACATGGGTAATCTTGGGCATCTGGGGTTACTCTTTTTTGGGGGGATTCTTCTTTGGATAAAGAAGAGTGCTATTGTTGTAAAAAATTATTTCTACGAACAACTATGTTTTATATACATGGTATGTTACACTGTTTTCACTGTGCAATGGAGAAATTAAAAAATGAACATTCTAACATTAGACGTTGAAACAACACACAAAGAGAAACTTGGGGGTGGTACAACTGCGTTGCCACATTTCGGTAATCGTTTAGTATCAGTGGGTTGGAAGTGGTTGTTAAACCAAGATGTTAACTACGAATTTTTTTATCACAAAGATAGTGACTACAATTATGACGCAAATGTGGCACAGAAAATACAAAACGATCTTGACGAAGCTGACGTTCTTGTTGGTCAAAACATAAAGTTTGATATTACATGGTTACGTGCTTGTGGATTTAAATATGATGGACATCTGTATGATACTATGGTAGCTGAATACCTAAGAGCAAAAGCACGTAAGTGGTCATTAAGTTTAGAATCTCTTGCAAAACGATACAACGTCAAACAAAAAGAGGTTGATCTGATTGCACCTTACTTGAAAGATAAAAAAACATTCTACGATATTCCTGCTGATATTGTAGAAGAATATGGTAAAGCAGACGTGATTGCAACAGAACAAGTTGCAGTTAAACAACTAGAAGCCTTTGGCTTAACATTTGAGGAACTATATGAAACAGACATTAAGACTGTCCTTTGAGATGACAGACACTCTATCTAGGATAGAATCAAACGGATTAAAAATAAATTTGGACACGTTAAAACAAATAGAAAAAGAATACGAAGAGGAGATGCACACGCTAGAGAACAAGTTAAGAGAACTTGCAAAGAAAGCTATGGGTGATACACCTATCAATCTAGCTAGTCCAGATGATAAAAGCATGTTGCTTTACTCACGTAAGGTCAAAGACAAAACACTTTGGTCAATGACGTTTAATCTTGGACACGAGATGCGTGGCAATACAGTCAAGCCTAAGATGAGAACACGGATGAAGAATACAGACTTTGTTCGACACGTAAGGCAGATGACTGACATCGTTTACAAAACAATAGGTAGGCAATGTCCAAACTGTTTAGGATCTGGTCGTGTTACCATACCTAAAAAAGATGGCACAATGGGTAAGGCAAAAAGAATATGTAAAACTTGTATAGGCAAGGGTGTGGTTTACACTTCAACTGGAGAGGTTGCAGGATTTAAGATCATACCACGAACTGCACGAGATACAGCATCGGCAGGTTTTAAAACAGATAAGGTTACACTAGAAGATAGAATAACCGAACTCGAAGGGGATGGTCGTGAGTTCTGTGAAGCATATATAAGATACAACGCTTTGCGTACTTACTTATCAACTTTTGTGGAAGGAATGAAAAACAATGTTGATGAAAATAGTTTTATACATCCAGAGTTTATGCAGTGCGTTACAGCGACTGGTAGACTATCTAGCCGAAATCCTAATTTTCAAAATATGCCACGTGGATCAACGTTCGCTATTCGGAAGGTGGTGGAAAGCAGATATCCCAACGGAAGTATTCTTGAGGGAGATTACTCGCAACTTGAGTTCAGAGTGGCAGGATTTCTTGCGAAAGATTCGCAGGTTTATAAAGATGTTTTAGATGGCACAGATGTGCATAGCTATACAGCATCCATCATAGGTTGCAGTAGACAAGATGCAAAAGCACACACATTTAAACCTTTGTATGGTGGTGTGAGTGGCACACGTAATCAACAAGCATATTATCAAAGATTCAAAGAGAAGTATGTACAAGTAACTGAGTGGCATAAAAAATTAGAAAAAGAAGCAGTCACTACTAAGATAGTCAAGCTACCATCTGGTCGTGAGTATTGTTTTCCAGATGCTAAATGGACTGAGTGGGGATCTGCAACTAACAGAACTGCCATATGTAACTACCCAGTACAAGGATTTGCAACTGCTGATTTGCTACCTATTGCGTTGGTCAGATTAGATAAACAAATGCAAAAATTAAAAATGAAGTCTGTCATTTGCAACACTGTACATGATTCTATCGTGTTAGATGTGCATCCAGACGAAAAAGATCTAGCAATTAAGGTATTATCACAAGCTATGAGATCATTACCTCAAGAGACAAAACGTAGGTATGACGTGTATTACGACATGCCAGTAGGTATAGAATTAAAAATAGGAAAGAATTGGCTTGACTTGGAAGAAGTAGCTATATAGGATTAGATTACATTAACCTTAAATAAACAGAAAAGGAAACATTTATGGATAATAATCTACAAACTATGTCAAGTGACATAGACAACATTGTTGCTACTTTTGGCAGTGATGAATCAGCTTTTATGGAGCTAACTGGTCAGGCAGCCACGCCTAGATCAGAAGGTCTATCTAGACTAAACATAAACTACGATACAGAAACAGAAGATGGCGAGACACTAACTCGTGGTGATTGGAAGATGATGTATCTTGGTGAGATGGTATATGCAAAAGAAATACTCATCAAACCTATATTACGAACATTTGAATGGAGTATCTTTGATGCAGAGCAAGGCGTGTTCTCATCTAAGTCAGTCCAAAAGCCAACCATGTCAGGTGATTTTCCTGATACTGAGGGTGGTAATAAGTGTGGTCGTTTATCACAAGATGAAGAAGATAAGTTAAAAGATGATGATCCACTTAAAGTAAAATCAAGATCAGCAGTGTGTAATCAAGTGTTGTACTCTAAAGTTAGTGGTAAGTTTAGAAAAGCTAACGGAGAAGAGATAGAGATTAGTGAGCATCCTGCAGTTGCGTACTTTAAAAGATCTGGATTTTTACCAATACGAAACTTTATTGATAGCCTAACTAGACAGAAGAAGATAATGCAGAAGTGTTGGATTAGTTTAAAGACAGATAAGAAGAAAAAAGGATCTGTTACATACTTTGTACCAGTCCCAACATTAAGTTCAGAAACAGAGATCTTGGATGAAGACAAGGAGTTAATGAAGAAGTTTGCTGAAACTGTAAAAGCACACAACCAATCTGTGCTAGAACAGAGTAGAGAATCTGCTAAGTTAGAAAGTAACGATGCAGATGAAAGTCTTGCAGACGACTTCAATGCTGCTGCTGTTTAAAATTCAAGACTACATGGAACGTGCTAGTAGGGGGGAAGTTACTATTCCCCCTGAAGCCGTTTTAGACTTTGCAAATGACTGCAAAGATTCCGTTACCGTACAACTCAACAAAGAAAAAAGTTACAAGTTAAGAATGTCTGGTTTAGGTAGACCAGTCTGTCAACAATTATTAGAGAAGAATGGTGTTGAACAAGAAGTGCAATACAATCTTCTATTTAGATTTTTATTCGGTGATATCGTAGAAGCAATAGCTGTTCTTGTATTAGAACAAGCAGGGGTTCT